AAAACGCTCTTACGACCGCAGCTCACGGAGAGCAGCGGGCCCCTCCCGATTGGCATCGGCACTAGCAGTAATGCGAATGCACACGATGTCCAATCTCAATCGGTTTGAGGAACTGATTGATGAGGAACTTGGCCACTTAGAGCAAGTGGTGGACGTAGCTGACGTCATTAAAGAAACAGCTTCTGGTGTTGCAAAGCACAGTGGAAATTGTCAGCAGGGTCATGGTGTCTCTGCTAAACTCGACGATGAAACTGCTGCCCACCTCCAAAAGTTCATACTTGAACTTGATTCCCAGACTGATGGTGAAGTACTAACTAATGTAACAATTAGTTTTAGGAAAATCCAAGGTAAATGGGTATATCAGGGAAAGTTAAAACGAAGGAGAGGCAACCCCGGACCAGGTACTCGGCGAAAGCTGAGCCCCCGGGCGCTCGAAGAGAGGCTAATCAAGCAACTTGAGGAAGTTAAGCTTCGATGAGGGTGCCCGGCGCGGTTTGGCCTCGTGAATGGAGCATACATAGGGATTGTTGTAGATGTGCAGATGCAGAGTGTGAATGCTATGGCTGGGGAGCCGCTTCAGCTTTGTGTCAGCGCTGTCATATAATCCAAAAGTTTGCCCAGGATCGTGTTGAGTTACCCGCGTTGGCGCGGGAGCAGGAGGATGCAGTCCGTCATCAGGACGGTTTCAAATGTGATTGCATCCGATGTCGTTATGTCACTCAGTCACCTGAGTGGTGTGATGGCGTTGCTCTCGTGGGGCCTTCGGTACCCCCCCCGACACCCGTTGTGGAAGTTTGGGAGAGTGCTGAAAGCCCGAGGGGTGTTGCGAACTTTGACGAAAGTCTTGGGGCGCCACCTCTTCTGATTCGGAATGCTCATGTCGTCGTTTCAGATCTAAATGGAGATAATGGTGAATTCACTGGTAGTGATGATCGTGGAAAGGGTATCAAGATGCCGAAGAACGTTAGGAAGGAGCTGAACAAACAAGGAAAGAAATTTGGCAATATCCTAAAGAAGTCTTCTCTTGAAGCTCTGGAAAAGCAGGTCACAAAGTTGGCAACAGGCATTGAAGGAATGGGTGCTTATCGTGGTCAGGGCGCGTATGGACGGAAGAGATTCATACAGGTGCCTAGGCCCATGTCAGGATCCGGTGCATATCGTGGTCAGGGGGCGTACAACCAATTGTTCCCCGGCATGACAAGCGATAGACCCATGAAGATTGCGTCAGCTAACAATGAGACTGGTATCATTACGGTCAGTAAGCGGGAGTACTTGTTTGATCTTTTCTCACCCTCAGTTCCGGCGGCTTTTGTAAATAATAAGTTCCAAGCAAACCCAGGTTTGGGGGCGCTTGGACCGTTTGTCGCCCAAATTGCAGGTAATTATGAGAAGTATCGATATAGGAAACTAGTTTTTGAATATCA